AATAGGATTTGCCGGAATCAGAACCGTAGGGCTTTATGATTCTACGCGCGGCTACTATGTGAACCAAGCCGTGCAAGACCAGTATGGCAACTGGTGGGTATCAAAAACGGGTCAGAAGACCGCCGAAGTAGACCAGCCGAACACTGCGCCGCTGCCTACCATCGTAAACGGTGAGCAAACGCCGTCTGGCGACTGGCAGCTGGGAATCGACATGCAGACTGGCGTACTGCGCCCGACTGCTGAAGCCGTGGCAGCGTGTGAGGCTGCAACGCTGGCAGCAAACGCCGCCGCAGCTACAGCAGCGCATAACGCACAAGTCATTACCGGGCAGATAGGCGAGATAGCCGCGAAAGTGACCAACGAACTGCAAACGCTGCAAATGGCCAGCTTTGGCATACGCTGGAACATCGACGACGCGGTGAAGACTATCACCATCGTAGGAAACACCACGCTTTACAATAAGTTTAAGACGTGGGTAGAGACCAGCGGCAAGCCGTGTGAAATCAAGAAAGACTTCACTAATTTTGCCTATCTGCGTAACGAAGCTGGCGTGGCCAGTAACGTGAACTGGACGCAGAGAGCCGACGGCACGGGTAGCCACTACGCCACTGAAGACAAAAACGACTATTTGCAGCTGGTGGAACTTCAGAACATCAACGTAGCACCGTTTATCAATCTGTTAGACCGTACTATGACGGTGTACTTCAACTTAGACAGTGTTTGTCCTAACGGCTTTTATCGCTGGTTTAAGAACGGCACCAAGTGCATGGGGCGTTACGACCTCACATTTAACGAGGACGGGCAGACGCTTGACTGTGCAGCCGGAAACAGCCAGCCCACTGGCACATTCAGCGCAAACAATATTCACAGCATGACCGTGGCCACTAACGCTAACTTGCTGAACTGGACGGCGTGGGAAATTATTGTATTCGGCTGGCTGGAAGTCGCCTACTACGGTACATTCGACGTGGCTACTGTACGCGGTGGCCAGCTGAACAGTGGAAGTGAGCAGGCAGCACGCGGCTGGGTAGCCGGAACCACTGACACACTGGTAGCTGCATGTGGTGCTGCTGGTGGTGGCCATCGTTTCATGTACTGTGAGAACGCCATCGACGGCAAGCAGTGGCTTTGGGGTGCTGGCTGGAAATTCAAAGCCAACGGAAAGGCCGTCTTCACAATAGACGACGTAAAGGCTAACGCCGCCGTGTCTATTACTGACGCTAACGCAGAAATTACCGTGGACTTTGTAGAAGTCGCCGCTGCTAACTGGCAATATCCAAAGAACATTAATTTCTTTGGCATGGCTGAAGACACAGACGGCAGCAGCAGCACGGGCATAACTGACGGCCAGTATTTGACACCATCATGCGCTAATAACGTATTCTACGCTGGTGGGTCCTCGGACTACGGTGCGGTTTGTGGCGTGTTTGCTCGTGTTGCGGACATTTCTGCTTCGGCCGCGATCTGGGACCGCCGCGGGCGGTGTGCTTTGAACAGATGAAGCAGCTGAATGTCGCAAAGCGACGGCGAAGCCAAGATGAACAGATGAACGGCGACCCGGTTTTAATGGCCGGGCACGCCGCCAGTCTGTCAAAGAGAGAAACAAGAATTAGCGTGCGCATGGCTTGATATGCGCGACGGGCTGAATTCCAGCCCGCTGGTGGGAACTCGAACAACGGTGCGAATTGTGGCGTGTTTGCTCGTAATGCGAACAATTCTGCTTCGAACGCGAACTGGAACCAACGCGGGCGGTGAACTAATGGCCAGCTGTTTTGTCACACAGCCGGAAATACTGTATCTTTATAACATGGAATTCAGAACGGTGCCAAAGGTTGCACAATCAAATTAGGCACTTAACGACAGCAAGTAGGCAGACGCGCGACAGTAGGCTGGCACAGACTGGCAGGACGGCGCGGGGGATAAGTCCGAACGAAGAAATGGTGCCGCCAATTAGCAAAGCATTAAAATGACAAAGAAAGTGGGGCTGGTGCGCAAAAAGATGCTGACGCGCGAAAGAATTCTGCTAATAGTGGAATATCTGAATAGACCCGAAAAACAAAAGGAATGGACTAACGAGATACGCGCCGCGTGGCGTGACTGGTTAGGACACTTAGACGAAAATGTTACGCGGCTTTACTACCAGTTACGTTATATGGTATGGAAGCCGCGCGCATTTATCATTTTCGACAAGAAAGAAAACGAAAAGCACCGTGTCATATATGCCAGCAGGCCGGAAGAACTGATAGTAGACGTTTTGTATTTCGACTGTCTTCAGTACGTCTTCATGGAAAAGAAGCACATTATCCCGGCAAACAGCTATGGCAGCATCAAAGGCAAAGGTCAGCATGACATGCGGCGTGAGATTATCCGCAAAGTAAGGCGACGGCCAGACTTATATGTAGGAACTGGCGACACAGCCAAATTCTACCCGACAGCAGACCACGGCGTTATTATGAAGATGCTGGCAGATCACATCAAAGACAAATGGCTGCTGTGGCTGTCAGAAGTGAATCTTAGCCGTATGGGTGAAGTGGGCATGGCTTTAGGACTGCCAAGTAGTAATATTATCGGCCACGTCTACCACGCAGCTACAGACTGGATGCTGCTATTAGCCTATAAGATACGCCGCTACTATCGCTTTTGTGACGACAAATATATGATACACAAAGACTGTAACTATCTGCATACAGCTATGCGTGTACTGCGTACCAGCGTAGAAGACGACATGAAGCAACGGCTGAAACCTAACTGGCGCGTGGTGAATGTGAGGGTAGAACGCTTTGAATGTTTGGGTGCTATGATAAACAGCCGCCGCGCATGGCTACGCAGAGTTAGCCGCCGGAGAGTGGAAGCAATGATGAAAAAGCGCATACGTGAGGGCTGGAACCCGGAAGCCGCTATGCAAAGCTGGGCTGGCGTGTCCGGGAGCCTAAGAGACTTAGACGTGGCGAACCTGATAAACTACTGGAAAAGGAACTACACGGAATTCTTTGAAATGCTGGCAGCAGGCCGCGCGGAAGTGAAGCGCAGGCGCAGGCAAAAGGCATGGCACAGAAAACTGGAAAAGATACTGAAAACCGCGCCGAACTTCAGAAGCCCGGAGCATAAAGAACAATATCCGTTATATGGACTTATCGACACCGAGGGGGCAAAAGATACTAAAGCACCAGTATTTAGGAAAGTGCATATACTGCGGCCAGCTGCTTTACAAGCCGCTACTGATTTGCCATTTTGAGATAACGGCCAGTCAGCTACACGCCGGAAAAGAAATGCTGGCAGCACAAGTGTACTTTATGGAAGACGGGGCTATAGAAACCCGGCTGCTGCTGGCAGAGGGCTACAAGCTGCTGGAAACCATAAGAGGCACTGAAGACCAGCTGCCACACTATACGAAAATAATACGGAAGCGTGACGGGTACTATTACTTTGCCGCGCTGAACGAAAAAGAGAAAGAACCACTAAAGTTAATTGAATATGATTTACAGAACAGATGAAGCCAACAGCCGCCAGCCGGACGTGCAGACGGTGGCCACGCGCGACGGTGAGACCGTGAAGCGCGTCTATTTCAATCATTCAGAGCGTGAGGAAACCGACGAAGCAGGCGAGGGAGAGGAACCGCGCCAGCGCATCGTGCATGTAGCTAACTTTATCGAACTGCCTACAGTAGAGACAGAGGCGCGCGCCATAGCACGCCAGTACATGCAGCAGGCCATTAACGACTACGACAACAGCGAAGCCGTTAATCAGTTTGAATTCAATGTTGAGGCCAGCGGCATTACTATTCCCTACTGGCTGCCAGTGGCAAAGCGCGCACAGATACGCGAAAGCGTCAGCGCATGGAAAGCCGCGCGCAAAGGTAACTACAAGCTGGACGTGCGCGAGTATGACATGACGCTGGAAATACCATGTGCCGAACTGCTGGCTATGCTGCAAGAACTTGAAGTGTATGCAGTAAAGTGCTACAATCAGACCAGCGAACACTTGAAAGCCATCGACGACATGGAAATGACCGTGGAAGACATTCTTAACTATGACTTCACTACGGGCTACCCGGAAAAGCTGGCATTTACCATCTAAGTAAAAAGGAAATATGAAGAAAATCGTCAGAGGCAAAGCCCAATACATCAAAGTGCAGATAGCCGACACGACTAAGGACGTGGCCGACATGTCCGAAGTACGTCTGCGTTTGACTACCAGCACGGGCGGCGGCTATGACGTGCCAGTAGTAACGGCTGACGGCGAAGATAACGCTATTATCGGAATAGTGCCGCCGTCAGTCGTCTGCGGCTGCTACGGCATAGAACTGACGGCAAAGCTGGACGCGCTACCTATTAGGCTGGCGCAAGACGACTGCGTGCCAGTGGTGAACTGGAACGACGAAGCAGAAGCCGGAGAAGAAGCCGACGACGTGGTAGACTTCACGCTGGGCGTTACGCCGTTTGAATGGCCACACTTTGAGTTAGACCCGGAAACGCTGGGGCTTACTGTAGACGGTATGGCAGAAAACTTTGAACTTGACGAAAACGGCCAGCTGATTTATAAGACGTAATTATGAACGGGCTAACATTCTTTAATAGCGACCAGCTACGTTTGCTTATTACTGGCTTCACTGCGCCAGTATTTGCGGCGTTAATGCCTACGCAGAAATTTATACTGGCACTTATCATCATGGCCAGCTTCAATATATGGGCTGGTATGCGTGCCGACGGCGTGGTGATTTTCCGCTGTAAGAAATTCAGCATTAAGAAACTACGCGGCGCGCTGGTTGAACTGATTTTATATGTAGTCATACTTTGGGTAATTCACGGCACTGTATGGCTATGTGGTGACGGCACAGCAGCAGTATATGCTACTAAGGTGCTAACATACGTTATCATGTATGTGTATTTGCAGAACGCTTTCAAAAACTTAGTGATAGCCTACCCGAAAAACAAAGGGCTTTGGATAATCTACTTAGTCGTAAGACTGGAACTGAAGCGGCTACTGCCATCACATATTAGCGAACTTATAGACCGATACGACCAAAAACACAAAGGAGAAAATGCAGAAGAATAAGGCTGTTATCATATTAGGCACTGCGCATTTGGCCACAACGCCCGGCAAACAGTCGCCGGACGGCAGGCTGAAAGAATATACCTACAGCCGCGCGCTGGTGGCTGACATCAAAGCAAAGCTGGAAGCCTACGGCTATCATGTAATGGTAGACTTTGAGGACTGCCAGCCGTGTGCGGAAATGAAAGCCGCCACGGTTAAGGAGCAGCAGAGCAAAGAATTAAGCTACCGGGTGAAGTTTGTAAACGCCGCTTGCAAGCTATTCAAGGCACAGAACTGCATCTATGTGTCTGTGCATGTGAACGCAGCCGGAGCAGCAGGCCAGTGGCTTAACGCACGCGGCTGGAGTGCCTACACGTCTGTAGGAACCACAAAGGCCGACAAGCTGGCTGAATGTCTGTATAAGGCAGCAGAAACGAATCTGTCAGAATACGCTAAGACTTTCCCGATCACTGAAAAGGTGCAGAAGCCTATACGCAGAGACATCACGGACGGCGACAGCGATATGGAAGCCGCTTTGTACGTGCTGAAGCATACGGACTGCGCCGCCGTGCTGACAGAAAACATGTTTATGGATAATAAGGCAGATACGGACTGGCTGCTGTCTGAAGCCGGAAAGCACGCGCTGGCACGTCTGCATATTGAGGGTATTATTAAGTATATCGAAAGCGCATGAAGAAAGCTATCTATTTACTGCTGGCTGTTTTACTGCTGGCAGCATGTGCCAGTAAGAAGCACATAGTGAAGACTGAAAGCGGAGCCGTAGAGATCAGCCAGCAGGTCACAAGCCAGCAGACTGACAGCGCGGCCACGCAGCAGACGACTACACAGACCTTTGAAGTGACGACTGACAGCACCACGGAAACACTTACTTTCCAGCTGACTGACAGCGGAAGCGTAAAAGTGGACGCTGACGGCCAAATAAGTGCAGAGGGTGTGAAATCATTCACGAAAGAAACAAAACGCCGTCAGACGGGCAGGAAAGGGGCAAAAACGGAAGATTTAGCACATTTGGACTACCATACAAACACAGATATGCTAAGTAATGACAGTAGCACACACTGGCAGAAAGCCGACAGCACGGACACGGAACCAGCACCCGGCGGCGGTGCCGCTGGGTGGCAGAACTGGCTACTGAACGCCGCCGCCACACTAATACTGGCCGGGCTGGTGCTGGCCGTGGGCTGGTGGCTTATTAAACGCATTTTGTTCATACGAAAAAAATTAAGTTAATAAAAAAGAGTAGATTTTTTCTTTTCTCGCCGCTGGCTTGCATGTGAATGTAGGCCAGTTTTCTTGTATATACCTATCTGCAAAAAGTTGAGGCTGAAAGTATATACTTTGCCGGAAAATTAGTACCTTTGTGCTAACAGATAGAAAGAACTATGGAGAGAAGAAAGAAATCAAACGCAGGAGCCAGTCAGAAAGCGTGTTTGTTTAAGATAGATAACGAACTGCTGGACTGGTTAGACAAGCAACCGAACAAAGGCCGCTACGTGAATGAGTTAATACGCCGCGACATGCTGGCGGCTGATTCTGTGGGCTACGCTGCTGCTGTTGAGGCTGAAGCACTGCGGCAGAGTGTAGCAGACTTTGAGATAGACGGCGAATTAGTTATGCGGCTGTTTACTGGTATAGGCGGCATCGTAAACGCTGACATCTTAAAACTATTCCAGCTACCCGGACAAGAAAGATACGACGCGCTGTTTTCCGAAGCGCGCGAAGTTAAGCGTTTACTGCCAGCGGCACGCATAACGACGGCTGAAGCTGAAGACATCAAGTTAGAGGGCTGCATGATAGCACGTATAGACAAAGCAGGGCTGGGGCAGCTGGAAGCCGCGCTGGACGAAGCCGGAAGAAAATACTGTATTATTCCATATCCAACTAAAACGAATACATTATGAAGAAAGTAACGTATCAAAAAGGCAGCATCTATGTGACTGGTGTAGACACGAAGCACATAGAAATTTACAGATTCAAAGAGACTGTAGAACTGGAAAGCGAAGCAGAGGTGGGTAAACACTGGAAAGACGGCAAAGAAGTAGATCTGCGCCAGTATTGTGTCCGGGTGCCAGTAAACGAGGCTAAGAAGATACTGGAACAACTGAAGCATAACGAGAAAGTGCAAGTAAGAACCGTAAGCACAAGACCTACTAATAATAAATAAGTATAGAAATGAATACAAAAGAATTATTAAACGCTGCTGCTGAATCAGCAAAGCGGAATGGTGAAACGCTGCTGGTGCTTCACTGGAAAGACGGGAACTGCAACTATATCAAGAACGGCGACGAAGCAGTGATAGCAGGCTGCATTTCCATGATATTAGGCGAGGGAATGGGCGACGAAGCCAGCGAAGCCGCGCAAAGTTTTGCGCTGGCGTACTGTGTGGCTGGTGCTACTGTAGAGCATGAGGGGCTTTGCGTCTGCGACACCATCAAGGACATGGCCAGCGAGATTAAAGACGACGACGAAATGCAAATGAATTAGCTATGTATGCGAAATCACTATGCTGGACGTGCGCAATAGCAGGGCAGTGTATTTTCTATTCTGACGAAGAATATAACTGCATGGACTATGAGCCGGAAAACACAGCGGTACATCTAACGCCGTTTACAGCGAAGCCCGTAGAACCGGGCGAACCTATACCAATGCCAAACGTAAGAGTTATAGAGTAAAGAGAAAGCCGGACTATTTGCCCGGCTTCTTTTCTGTCAGCTGCTTTGCTACTGCGTCGAAGTCTTTACTAACGTCAGCGTCTAAGGTGGCCGCGTACCTTTGCGTTTGCCGTGTGTTCGTGTGTCCTAACATGCGGCTGACGTTTTGCAGGCGTGAGCCGTGGGAAAGCATGTAAGTAGCAAACGTGTGACGTGCAAGGTGTGAGTATAGCCGCCGCTTCAAATGACATTCAGCGGCTACCAGCTTCAGCATGGCATTATACTGGCTGTTTTCCATCACTGGCAGCACGAAGTCGTACTTTTTGGCCACTTCATAGGCTGGCGGCAAAAGCTGGCTGAAATAGGTAACGCCGGACTTCACGCGCTGGCCGTGATATATCCATTTCCCGTTTACCAGTTTGTAGTCGTTAAAGTCAAAGGCTACCAAATCGGCGTAGGACATTCCAGTAAACATTTGGAACGTAAACAAGTCTGCTGCTATCTGTACCGTCTGCGTAGGCATGGGCGTATTCATAATAAGAAGCATTTCGTCTTCAGTAAGGTAGTCAGCCGTCTGCCTATCGCCGCGCTTTATGGCATCAGCTGGCAGTCTGTTATATGGATTTTCCGGGATAAGCCCACGTATATAGGCATCATGGCAGAACGCTTTGAGGCATTTATGATAATTATATATGGCCGAATCTGAAAGCGTCTGTTTATCGCGCGCCGTACTGCGTACTTTCCGGCTTCTATTGTCGCCTATAGTCTGACGGTGCAACCATTCGTTATATTCCAGTATGGCCGCTGGCGTTAAGTCGCTGAACTTTCGCAGACGGCCATAGCGTATTAAGTTATTCACGAAGACATCATAGCGGGCACGGGTGCCAGCGCGTACATTCC